ATGGTAATAAACGAAGTGGTCATTCAAAACTACAGAAAATTTTTAAAAACAACATTGTCGCTTACAAATGATATTACGCTTTTAGCTGGAGCGAACAATAGCGGAAAAACCTCTTTAATTGACCTGCTTGTATGTATTTTAGAATCTGGAAAATGTGCTTATAATGTTTCCGACATACCGGTCACCGTAGCAAAATGCTGGATCGATAGAGTATATCCGGTCTTTTGTGAGTTCTTCGATAAAAATCTTGCTAAGGATGAAACTATTAAGGGAATAATTAATCGAATTTTTGCGCTTGAACCAGCAAGACCTGAATTAAACCTACTTGTTCCACCGACCTTGGTTAAATTCAAAATTGACTATGCTGTAGACGACGACATTAGGAATTTTGCAAACTATATAATGGATTTTGACTCGAGCAAACGATCTTTTTACTTTATATATTCATTTCACGCAACCTCAACATCACTAGGAGTGTCGATCGAAAGAGATTTTGATAAGTTGAAGAGCAGATACGAGAAGATAAAGAACAACGGTGCGGATCAATCAAAAGCAGAACTCTTGAAGGAAAAAATACTCAGTTCATATGCATCGAGTATTACAGAAGAATGCTACTATACGGACTGCGAGACGTATTTATCGGATTTGATCGGGCGAGCTTATTATGCCGGTGGTGAAGTACAGAATCTTAACAAAATAGAGTTGTCGGATTTTCGAGCATTGTTTAACTTCCGAAATATTCACGCAGGGAGACCGCTAGATGATCAAAGCAATGGCAAAACAAGAAGCCTGAGCAAAAATATGATTGAGTTAGCTGGGCATGAGGATAGTTGGAAGGCAATGCTTGGCGAGCTACCTGACAAAATACTTCAACCGATTGAGGATGCAGAGCTTACTAAAGTTGTTCGGGAAGCATCTGTTGATGGGCTGAGCGAAGCCGTCCTGGCTATCGCGGAAGCAAATGGAGGCAATACAGGAGAAATGGTTCTTGATATTGATATATCTGAAGAAGCTATTACCAGTCTGATTAGTCAGATAATTAATGCAAAGTACAAACTTGAGGGTCACTTTTTAAATGAAGCATCCCAAGGGTTGGGATATAGTAATATGATTTATATCCTAATTCAGCTTGAAAATTACAAAAGAGAAATAGACCCGTTGCTAGTAAATCTTTTCATTATCGAAGAACCGGAATCGCATATGCATCCTCAAATGCAGAATGTATATGGAAAATATCTGCGTTCATATTATCAGCAGAAAAAGATTCAGGGGCTTATCACAACGCATTCAAGCGAGATGGTGCGGGTAACTGATATGAAAAATCTAAGAGTTGCTCGGCCCATAGAATTATTTGAGGCGGTCATACTTGATTTTTCTTCTTTTAAGACCAGAATTAGCGGAGATACTGTTCTTGATAACTTTTATGATTGGTTTTATGAGATTGGTTTCTCTGACATTGTTTTCGCAGACCGCGTTATTCTATACGAAGGCGATACGGAGCGAATGCTAATCAGGAAGCTATCGACGTTCGAAAGATTCCAAAAATTAAACCACCTTTATATTGCATTTGTCCAAGTTGGCGGAGCATATGCATATAACTACAAGAGTCTTATTGAGTTTTTAAAGATCAAAACGTTAATATTAACAGACTTGGACTATGACAAGGCTGCCAGCGATGAAGCGTCTATCAAGGCGTCAACCATAACGAATGCCACTATCCTTAATCTCTATAGGATAGCATACCCAGACGCTACGCCTACGGTCTCTGACTTATATCACTGGAAAAAAAGCGGTGGGAACATTTTGTTCGGCGGGTACGCGTATTTGAGCTATCAAGGCGAAACAGATAATTTTGCGCGAACCTTGGAAGAAGCCATGCTTGCCAAACATTACAATTTTAATACCTATTTGAAAAAAGAAAAATCAGCATGGACTCGCTTACGAGCGCATGACAAGCTCAAGTATACAATCCCGCAAAAAGACGGTAATTATAACGTTAGGGATATTGTCGACCACACTTCGAACGGTAAAACGGATTTCATGTATTCGGTTATTCTAAATAAACATACTGAAGACATGCTTCCGACGTATATTGAGGAGGGCTTGATATGGCTGATGCCGTGATTGATAATATTTATCTCGTAAATGCGCCTGCAGGAAGTGGAAAAACAACGAGAATTAAATCTATGATCATTGACCAATTAATTGAGAAACCGAACGATAATATTCTTTGTATCACATATACAAACAGAGCTGCCGATGAGCTACAGAAAGGACTGACCACCGATAAGGTATTCTTTGGAACAATTCATTCATTTCTTCACAATTTTATCGGAATTTATTTTTCTCACAAACAAATTGTTGAATTGTATTTTGAAACATACGAAATGGCGATCCGGGATAGAATAACAAATCAGGCTTGCGATGCTAACATAACAAGAAGCAACGATAAATACATAGAGAAATTCGGTTCTTTGTCATATGAGACCGTGCAACAAAATATCAGAGCAATCTCATATAACGAAACGCAGTTCAACTCATTGTATTATGGTGGATTGTCTCATGACGACTTGATTTCATTTGCGAAGCTTATCTTTGATAAATTTCCTGTAATTCAAAAAAGACTAACGCAAAAATACCAAACCATTTTTATTGACGAATATCAGGATTCTTCCGCAAGTGTAATGAAGATGTTCTATGATGCTGTTTATGGAACATCTGCGCATTTATATTTTCTTGGAGACAAAATGCAACAAATATACAAGAATTATGACGGATCATTTGAAGAAGAATTGCCGACGCTCAATAAGTCTATCGTACTTAACAATAATCATCGCTCTATCCCAAAAATTATAGACATCTTGAATAATCTTTATAATGATAGTTCATACAAACAAAACCCAACACCGGGGAAGGCCTATCCGGAACCTGATCACGCCCCACGTGTAATAATCAGTGATAATGTTTCAGAAAGACTTGTATCAGAAAAAATTAAATTCCCAAAGGTACTTGAGCTTTACCTTCTCAACCAGAAGAGATTTGATGCGATCGGCGCCAGCAACCTCTACAGGCAGTTAAGCAGGCTGGATAAATACTCGTTCGTAAATAAATACAGTGCAGTAGATGCACTTACAAACAACTCAAACGAAAATATAGACATACTTATGCGACTATTATTTTCCGTTGATCAAATCACTCGTTTTTATAAGATCGGGAATCTTGGTGGAATAATTCAGTTATTAAAGAAAAGCCCGAAGCTTTTTGCAAAAGAAACCGTTATTGTAACTAAGCATACTGACAAGGAGCGGATTAGCAGCCTTCTTAAGACTGTCATTGATATATACAGTGATGTCGGTCAACAATATACAATAGGTGAAGTAGTCAATTCAATGAAAGAAACCGGATTGGCTAGATCAGAGTACATTGATGCGATTATTGAAAGTGGCGAATACTTAGAGGCTCTATCAGTAAAGATCTGCGAATTCAGGGCAATCGCTGAATATTTGGAAAGTCCTAATGTTTCAACTCAACATGGAGTAAAGGGCGAGAGTTATGATACCGTGTTTTTCATTGCAGAAGACAACAATAATCAACCTATAGTTCATATGTATCCATTTTTTAAATTATGGAGTTCTATAGATATTTCGCTCTGCTCATTTGAATCATTTTTTTATGAATATTCAAAATGGATACACGATACGACATTACATTTGGGGTTTAAGTTGTCTGATATAAACAGTTCCCGGCATACTCAGCATGGTGAATACCTAAAAATAAGAATTCTCGAGTTAATTGATAAATTTAAGGATAATCCAATATTTACGCAACTGTGTAAACAGTCTTATGCAAAGTATCTGTCAAATCCCAATGTAACGAATGCTAAGGAATGCTTTAAAGAGAGCCAAGTATATGGGGCACTATGTGCATATCGGTTATTCTACGTTGGTTGCTCGAGGGCGCGACGAAACCTAACAATATTCATTGATAAAAACAAAATCTGCAGCTATGCAGATAGTTTGGTTAACAAATTTATCTCAACTGGATTTCACATCGAATGAATTTGCGTTTCGGAAGATATATAAACTGGGTTATGGCTCTTCTATGTCGGATGTGGGTATGAAAATAAAACTCAATTTGTTATGAAAGATCCCTTTATCGCGCTATGCTCGAACAATAGTGCGAATTTACATTTAGGGTGTTCTTTTCTGAGTATCTTTTGTATTATGCCGTAGAGATAACTTCAATCCTGCGTTTTTTTGAATTATTGCGTTTGCCACCGCCACATTCCACAGTTCCTCATCAAACTCCACAATCGGCCCCGACATCTTCAACACCTTATAGAATGCATCCAACTCGCGCTTCCTTGCCTTCCGTTGCTCACGTTGCTCCCCGATCTCAGCAATCTGCTCCTCGATCGCACGGCTTTGAGCCAAGAGCTCTGTGTATCGATCGTCGTAAGCGGCTTGTTCGATCAACGCTCGTGCGTAGTCGTCCACCAACTTGCGCATCGACGCGGATACTGCTTCCAGTTCCTTGCCTGCGGAGGCTTCCTTCTCTTCGAGTTCACGCGTCTCTGTTAGCGTCGCAATCAGCTGTCTTATGTCAGCCAGCACCTGCTCCTTATTCGCGATCACACGGTTCATTTCTTCCACAAACGCCGCCTTGATCTGATCTTCGGTCACGTGCGGCGTTTTGCATGGGTTGCCGTTGTCGTACTTGTGTTGGCAACGCCAAATCACCGTCCGATATTTATCGTTGCTATGCCACACCTTCCTGCCATAATAATTGCCGCATTCCCCGCAGATAATCTTGCTGGAGAAGCACCCGCACCTGCCAACATATCTGGCCTCGCGGTGGCGTTTCAACTCTTGTTGTACTTCATCAAACACTTCAGGCGAAACGATCGCCGGGTGACTCTGCTCCACGTAGTATTGCGGCAGCTCGCCCTCGTTGCGCTTCATCTTTTTGGTCAGAAAATCTACGCAAAAGGTTTTCTGCAACAGCGCGTCACCCTTGTACTTTTCATTCGTCAGGATGCTCTCAACCGTACCCGGCTGCCAGCGCGATTTCCTCGCAGGAGAAAAGATGCCCATCGCTTCAAGTCGTTTGGCGATACCAGATGGCATAAGCCCATCAAGGAAGAGTTTGTAAATCAGCCGCACCGTTTCCGCCTGATCCTCTACAATTCGCGGCTGCCCGTCAGGACCTTTTTCATATCCAAGAAATTGCTTGTAGGGCAGGTATACCTTTCCCTCTTCGCATTTTGCGCGCTTGCCCCAGGCGACGTTTTCGCTGATAGAGCGGCTTTCCTCCTGTGCGAGCGAGCTCATGATCGTAATCAGCAGCTCTCCTTTAGAGTCCATCGTGTAGATGTTTTCCTTTTCGAAGAATACTTCGACCCCCTTCTCTTTGAGTTGACGAACCGCTGTAAGGGTATCGACCGTGTTTCTGGCAAACCGGGAGATGCTCTTCGTAATGATCAGGTCGATCTTCCCCATCAGCGCGTCCGAGATCATCCGGTTGAATCCTTCTCGCTTTTTCGTATTTGTTCCGCTGATACCCTCGTCCGTATAGACTTCGATCATCGTCCAATCCGGGTTTGCGGTAATCTGGCGGGTATAGTAATCAACCTGTGCTTCAAAGCTCGTGAATTGCTCGTCGCTGTCGGTCGATACCCGCGCATATGCTGCAACGCGCCGTTTCGTAAGCGATCGAATCTGGTTTTCACCCAGCGCAACCGCCGTTCGCTCAATTTTCGTTACTCGCTTCTGTACTGCTTCCATTGTGCATTGCCTCCCTGATTGCCAATGATTTTGTTTTTGCCGCTTGTTTCATTTCATCCGTCCAGCTCTCTGCGCGCGAGCGGTCGTTCCATACCGATAAGAAAGTGGTCACATCCGTAAATACAAATCGCAGCGTGTTAGCCCCCAGCACTTCAATTCGCAAAACCCGATTGAGAAAATCAGTCTCGTCAAAGAATGCTAATCCAAGGGCTTCTGCGCAAGCATCTAGCAGCGCCGATTCCGGTATCTGCTTTGCCGGGCAGGCGTTTTTCCCACGCTCTAAATAGGTCGAACATTGCCAGCTTATGCGCCCCTTTGTCGTCTTCCGCTGGAAGTTCTTCCCGCAATTACCACAGATAATCTTGCCGGTGAAGGGATATCGCGCGTTGACCGGGTTGCCGGGCTTAAATCGTTCGCTGGATAATTTGAGTAGCTCTCGTACCTTCTGAAATTTATCGATGTCAACAATCGCCGGATGGGACTGTTCCACATAGTACTGCGGTACTTCCCCATGGTTCCGCTTCTTTCGTTTGCTCAGGTGGTCGGTAATAAATGATTTCTGTAGAAGCGCGTTTCCTGTGTATTTCTCGTTTGTCAGTATCTCGCGGACATGTTTCGCGCTCCAAGCGGCATGGTTCAGCGTTTGCTCCCCAGCCGCATTCAGTCGTTTCGCGATTACGACGCTGGAATCGCCGCTGAGATACCAATCGAATATCTGCCGTACGATCTGAGCCTGCTGGGGTTCGATTGATACGATATTCCGGTCAATCACATAGCCGTACATATCGCGAAGCCCAACCAGTTCGCCTTGCTTCATCTTCTCCCGTATCCGCCATTTGCAGTTTTCTGAAACGGATCGGCTCTCTTCCTGCGCAAAAGAAGAGAGGATAGAGAGCATCAGCTCGCCATCCCCTGAATTACTATGGATGTTCTCCCGTTCGAAGAATACGTCCACGCCTCTTTGCTTCAGTTCGCGCAGGATATTGAGTGTATCCAGCGTGTTTCTCGAAAACCTGCTGAGAGATTTTGTGATCACCATGTCGATCTTCCCCGCATAGCAATCGGCAATCAACCGCTGAAACTCTGGGCGCGCGTCCTTCGTCCCTGAAAGCCCCTCATCCGCATATACACCCACGTAGTTCCATTGCGGATTTCGTTGGATGTGTGCGCTGTAGTAACCGACCTGCGCCGCTAGGGATTCCACCATCGACTCCTTGTCGTTTGACACACGAGCATAGGCGGCAACACGCTTTCGTTGCGGAATTGCCCGAATCGTCGGCTGTACTTTATGGATCACACGACTCATACCTATGCTCCTATCACGTGGCATATTAGCTCTGATCCGGCTGTAAATCAACAGATGTTTTCAGCAAGATACTTCCGATCGGCGGTTGATGTTTCTCGATCATGAGAGCTTTGAAAGCATCGTGTTCAGCCTGCGAAATCAACCCCCTACGTAGCATGCTATTTGCCGCCGCCATCGAAACGCGATAACGCATTTCCCGTTCAAACTGCTCGCTTGTCATATGTTCTTTTCCCCAAACCGAGCATGAATATAGCAGACATGGCAGCAGTACTTTCTTCGGTTCTTCTCGTAGTCTAAGAAAATTCGGCCGCAGTTATAGCAGTTCGCTTTAACACCGGATTTGAGACTTCGCTGTTCTTGATGCTGTTTCCACCAGGCTCTCCGGCACAGATCGCTACAGAAACTTTTCCGCTTGCCTGTCGCATGCTGAGCAAGTACCATTCCACATAGCCTGCAGTGATCGGAATCGTGATTCTCCTTCGTTATCTCGTTAGGTTGACATCCAAATCTCTGACAGATCGATTTCACAGTGTTTCGTGAAATACGCAGTTTGTCTGCGATCTGCGTATAACTCATCCCGTCGATTCGTAGCCGCAGGATCTCTTCTCGTTCCCGTTGCGTCATATCTCCTCCAACAAAAAAAGGAGCGTCCCGGAAGACGCCCCCATCTCAGCTTCACAATCGCCGTTCACTTCATTCCCGCGATCAGTTGCTCCGCAGCGCCCGTAATGAGCGCGGAGACATCAACTTGAGCGGCTGTCAGCACATCCATCGCGGATGCAGAAAGCTTCGCAGTAGTCTTGTCAAAGAGCAATTGACCTAGTTGTGTGATCTCTTCCTTGGTCAGCCTTCCATCCTTGTGCGCGGCCTTCATGCCGTCCACAACCGTCTGTTTCAGCTCGCCGACTGTGATCTGCGCGAGCTTGATCAGTTCTTGCTGCGCGCGATTCACAGTGTCGAGTTGAGTCGCTTTGCCGAGCTTCGCGGTCAGCCATGCGCCAAACACGCCGATCAGCGCAATAAAAAATGCCGCGATTATGTTCACGGCATTTTCGATCAGGATATCGGCAACGGTGACCTCGGCGGTTCCACCGGAGTCCGCCAGCGCAACGGCTGGCAGTGCGAGCATTAAGAGCGCGATTAGTACTATAATCAGTTTCTTTTTCATTTCAGTTCCTCCTAGATTGATGTAGCCTGCTCCGAAGCAAGCTCATGGACAAAATCGTCATATTCCTCTTGTGCGGTTTCAGCTTTCTCGCGTGCGGTCTTCATCTCACCGTTCGTCTCCCCGCGTTCCACAGCGATAGCCGTCGCCAGAGAAAGCGATAGACTTGCATCCTGCATCTTCATTGCGAGCTTGGATTCCTTCGCGCGAATGGCAGCTCTCTTCTCCGTTTGCTTTCGCTCGCGCGTCATGCGCACTTCCAGCAATACGACCAGCAAGGCAAATATGCCCGAGATAATCTCTCCGATATAATCCAACTCCGTTCCCCCACTTCTATTGATTTAACAGCTTGCAGCGACCGCATTTATGCCAGTATCCGCTGCCGCCTTGATTGATTCCCTCCACTACGACGCCGACATCACGGCCTTTTGCGTGAATCACCATTCCGCGTCCCAGATAAAGCCCTACATGCGTTTCATCTTCTGCATTTATGGCGCTGTTGCGGAACAGAAAATCACCCGCGATCAGCTCATTGCGCGCGACAGCAATACATAAGGCCCAGAGCCCATCGCAATTCTTACGATCATCCCAAATCCCGGTCTCGCGCATGAGCCAGGAGAGAAAGCCGGAACAGTCATGTGCATTTAGGTCGGAATACCCATATTTGTACTGTTTATCCCGAAATGCGATCGCACGCGCGTACTCCTCGTCCTTCGCCTGAATCTTTGAATCTGACAGGTCAGTGATGCCGGATGCACCCCAGACATACAGGTCACCGATGCGCGTCAGTGCCAGCGCACAAACCGCTTTCGCCTTAGGCGATACCGTGCCCTTTTTGATCGGATCCGGCTCTATTGCCATGTCGCCGAACAACGCCGCCCACGTCTCCTTTCCAATAATCCCATCGGCGGTCAGTCCGGCTTGCGCCTGAAACCGTTTCACGGCCTCCAGCGTGTCCGCGCCAAATGTCTTCTTGGTTACCGTCGTAATGTGGTCGCCATAGAACCCAAGCTCTAGAAGTTTTTGCTTACAAAAAAGCACGTCCTCACCAGACGTGCCCCTCTTCAGAATGCGCGTAAAATCCACAATTTCCTCCATTACAGATCGAATAGAATTCATGATTTCTTCATGGTATTTCTCATGCGAACCTGATAAAATACAAGTAGAAAAGAAGCTTGCATGGTATATACCAACCTACCTACCCGGGTATGTCCCATTCCCTAAAATGATTCATACCATGCAAATAAGAAAGGCACTCTTTCCCCCGAATGAGTGCCTTTTATCTGGATCTTTCTTGTTATGATTGGCTTAGCATGATTCAATTCCCAGAATTCCCTCATGCGACCTTTCTGGCATCCCACAGAATTGAATCATGCAATGCAAGGGCGCTCCGAGAGGGGCGCCCTATCGATTTGCTCGATTCGACTCTCTTTGAAAAAATGACCTCACGGTTCCGTCACCCGGAACCATTCGCACCTGCCCTGATATGTCACGCCACTCGTGTTGTTTCGGTGATACCCTACCCCAACGTGGCTGATTGCCGACAGGAAGTTAGATATAGTTTCCGTGTATACCTGCCACCAGAAATCCCCGTCGGCTGACATATCCAGAGAATAGGAAGTGCCGACCTTTCGAATCCTCACATAGATGAAGATCGAATCCCAGCCACCATTCAAATAGGCGTCGCTGTAGAAGGCTGTATTCGAGGTAAGTTTGATCGCCTGTATCCCTGAATATCCACTCCTGCTGCACTTCCCGAATACGATTCTTCTGCTGTTTGCGCTGTTGTAGAGGCAAAGGCCGAAGTTAAAGTAATTCGCCTTCGGTCCAAGAACCGTTAACTTCGCAGAGGCTGTGAAATCACCGGCAGGCACTTGCTGTACTAAGAGCCGGGTGTGATCCCCTCCGGACAAAATGTCCATTGCCCCATATCTGCCGTTCTCCGTCCAAGCAGACATCCCCTGGTTGATCCAGGACCACTTGCCGTCCATGACGGTATCTTTGAACTCATCGTCCATCGGATGCGGTATTGCAGGTGGCATGTCAATCGGATTCTCATAGGTCGTTGCGCTGCTGCTGCCGCCGCTGCTGGCGGTCACGAATTCTAGGCCGCTGCCGTCCGCTTTGACGGCGACGACTTTCGTCCCTTGCCCCAGATAGCTGTGCGGCGTATCCATCAGCGCTAAAAAGGTATGCGAATGATCAATCTCCGCATATACGCCGGTATGTAGATGATTGACGTTCGCTTTGGCGGCCAGCATGGCGTTCACTTCCGAGTCGGAGTACCCTCCGCTGCTGGAAGGAGAAACAGACAGTACATCGGATCCGGTGTACTGAGACATTCGCTCCACTTTCTGATTGAGTCGGATCTCATGCTCAAGCATGGTATCGTGCAGTTCCAGCGTGTAGGACAAGTCTCCTGTATCGTCGTCCTCGCTAACCGTGATTCCGCAAACTCGCAGTACACCGTCAAAGCCAATGTCGTCAGAGCCTTCCGGCGCGATGTTCCAGCCGATCCAGTCGCCGATCAGGTAGGATTCAAAGGGCTTTATTCGGTTGCCCCGATCATCCGAATACTTCGTTACCGTCCCCTGAATCCCCCATGAAGGGTAAGCAACACGATTCAGATAGGCCTGCCCGTATTCGCCGAGTCCCTCCTGCAGATTGCTCGCCGACAGATAACCCTCGCGTCTTCCATATGTCGCTTGGCTTGCTGAATGCGAAGCGACCGCTAAGAGCTTATCCCCGCCTTCGACGAGTACTTCGTTGACCACGCCCTTCGCGTCGATCTGGTTCTCATGGCTGACGATCGCCTGCCCGGGCTGGTAAACCACCGTTTCGTGCAGATCCTCGCCTTTTGTCTTATAGATTTTGAGCACGAGCTCGGGCGTCATTTCGATATCAAAGTACCCGAGTCCCTCGGTGAACTTCGTTGCGACTTCCAACAGCGGCGTACCAACGTGAAATGATAGGCTTATATTCTCTGTAAACACGTTCCCCATGCTGTCCTGATCGTCTTCCCAGTCGACCGTCACACCAACCAGTCCGCCTCGTGCCTGTGCTTCCAAGATCAGCGTTCTAAGAACTTTGCTCGCGGTACCGACAAACAGCCTGTCCAACACAGGCGTACCCATGTTCTCCGGATATACCACAGCCCAGCCGAGCATGGAGAGTACACCTCGTCCGCTCACCTCGATGATCTGCTGTTCGCCGGAATCTACATAATTCGGTTTCCTCGATTCAATAATCCATTTGAACAACGGATTGCCGTCGAGCTTCACCAGTATCAGATTGTCGTCGGCAAGATAAGTGCTGTTTCCGCCGACGGCATCGTATCGACTGATTTTGAATCGTCCGCTGCCGGGGTTGTTGCGCACCATCTGAAACGCTTTACCCCAAGCGCCGTCCAGCTGCTTGACCAGCACGTTCGGATTTGCCCTGTCGCAGAGGAAAAATTCGATACCCACATCGTCTGAAGGCAATCCGGAATACACTTCAAAGCCAATGGAGTTGCTCTCTTGAAGCGTCGGCTCTGTCAGCAGAACCTTAATCGGCCCTGTTTCCGCAGCAAGCGGAAGCTGAAAAGAGATCTCCGTCCATGACCATGCGATTACGTTGCATGGTATGTCATTGCTATAGACATACCCACCGTAGCTTCTCAGATAACGGTTGGTGTTTCCAACATCCACTGTCGTATGCGTATATCCAAATCCGCTGCCCAGCAGCTTCAGCACCGAACCCGCCTGTCCTCTGGTGATCGAGATCGAGTCGATTCGCGGAAACGGAGGATCGTCGGTCACGCTAAGCTCGGTGTAGATCGTTCTCGCATCTCTCAGGTTGCCAAACGCCCAGTTCTCCGGAAAGTACAGTGCGCGCTTTTCACGCGGTTTTCCGAAACCGGTATTCTCCACGACGGATAGCGCGCGCGTCTCCCGCCGTTTCCCGAACTGCCTGTTCTCCACCAGCGTGAAAAATCGGGGCAGCGGAAACGGACCGCCCATGAGATTGAATGTGTTTGGCACGCTCCAACCCGTGTCGATTCCGATGGTTTCATTGACCGCACGCGCACGCCAGTAGAGGAATCCGTCGTACACGTCATATGGCTCAAAGGTCGTCATCTCACCGCACGGCAGCGCCGGCACCGTGTTCGAGCGGTAATTCATGCCACTGAACAGAGTTGTTCGATCGATCTCAATCGTGAGATCGGCCGTTGCGTCCAATACCAGCTGCATCTCCATGGAGCACAGAGACGGCGTGACTTCGATGTCCGAAGTGGCAAGCTCCTGCTTGATCCACAAATATTTGCCGGTCATATCGTCGTTCGCCGCGATCACCGGGCATTGTGCCCCGTTTACAGCAGGGGTATACGACGATGGCGGTGTCTCATCTGTCGTCAGCGCGCAACCGATCGTGACGCTCGTTCCAGTTGGTATGTCGCCCAGCGTCCACGTTAGAACTTCATCGCCATATGCCGTCCCGCTTAGCGCGATTGGACCAACCACCCGGTTCCCGCTGTCGTAGAAATCGAAGCCATACGGTACACCTTCCAGCAGCTCCACTTCGGAAATCGACGTGTCCGTACCGCTCTGGTTCGAGCTGATGTTCAATCGATAGTACAGATATGCTGCTGGGCTTGAGATCGCAAACGCCTTGCGCTCGTTCATACTCCAGGACGTCACGCCAGTCTGCGTATCCAGAACCGTCCAATCGGTTCCAGTGCTGCTGCCTTCGAACGCCCATGCTTTCGGGCTGTCGATCAGGTAGGAATCGTTTCTCGCCCGGATCGAATATCCGGCGACGACCTTTGCCGTCGCAAATGTAATCGTAAGGACGCCGAATGTCGCGCCCACACCCCAGCGGGTGTTGCTGTTGTTATCGAACGCGCGCCAACCCTCGTATCCGGTTCCAAGGTTTCCGCTTTCGGTTACCGTAATGCCATCTGTGGTCGCCGCCGTCATGAGCGGAACGCAGTCCGCCCCTGGCGTATATCCTTCCGGGGTTGAGTTGGGGTCCCGATCCAGCTGCAAGGCAAATCCATCTGTTTCGCGGATGACCACGTGGGTGAATATGCCGGTTTCATCGAAATCCGCTCTGGTCAGTTCTTCGTAGGTACGTACCCACTTTGCCGTCAGGGCGAGGCTGCTGGTCACCGATTCATTCTGCGGTGTGATTAGTCGGATTCTATCCGGCATCTTCCCTCCTTACGACCAGCTTCCGATCGTTACCTCAAACCTTGGTGCGCGGGGACCCAGCATCTGTGTGGGCGGCGGTATCGTGTTCTTGATCAGGATGCTGCTGCTTGTCCCCTGCGGAGCAAGCGATGTAATGGTCGCTCCCGTCACCCAGGTCGCGCCTTCGTCCATGCTGAAGGTGAAGTCGACGTCGATCAGGGAGAGCGTCAGGTTATTGGCGATCTTCGTTGTGCTGCTGTTTCGCAGCTTGATTCGATGCGTTACCGTCGTGCCTTCCGGCCTGTCGCCGAAATCGAGGTCCCGGATAAATTCAGGATCGCCGGATGCATCATCGTCTAGAAACAGGATATCGTCCGGCACTTCTCCCGAGGCTTTGAAGCCGTAGATATGAAGCGCGTAGATATAGATCCTTGAATAATCTGCACCGTCAAATGGTGCATAATAACGAAGCCGCAGAACCTTGATGGCTTCCGAAAACGTGCAGGGCTGAATGCTATCCCTCCATACGTCGTCGTCGATCATCTTTGCCGGTATTGCGCCGTTCGGCAGCGTTGCGCTGATCCAGGTACCGTCGAGTCCATTGGTGCTGTCCGCACTACCCGCGACAGCGATCGAGCCGCTGGCACCGCCGGTCGTATAGACTCTATGTATCATGCCAAGCCCGGCAACGACGAATTTCTCGGGCAGAAATACCCAAACGGTTCTCACCGCTTCGGCGTCATAGGCTTCTTTCGAGATGACGATGCTTGTATTTCCAGTTCCATTCAATTGCGCCATCTGTTCGGTCGTCAAAGCCGTCGTAATGCCGTTGATATCGTTTCCGTAATAAACGGAACCGCCGCCCACATCGTATTCAAATCTCCGTCCGGGTAAAGTTGGGTAGGGCATTTTGCTCTCCTCCTAATAGAATGCAGGGTAATATTCAAGTGTGACGCTGCCACCGATCGTTTCCGTTTCCAGCTCCATGCTGTTGTCTCCAGCGTCCAGAATCATCCAGTAAGCGTCGCCGCCGTGTTTGACGATCGAGATCATGTTGTCTTCGTCCTGCATGCAGGTAAAGCGTTTTGTATCCAGAACCACAGCTTTCCCGATTGGAATCGTTCCAATGTACTGAACCCAGACGCCGTTGTTCTGATTTCTCAGAACAGGATTGCTCAGCGGACCTTCCAGCGTAATCACCATATTCATCGCCGGCGCGGAGCCTGAATTTGCATGTGTCCATGTTAAGGGAGAGGTCGAAACCGTCCTGACGTAAGTGATCTGGCCAGTCGCGTAAAAGAACGGATCGGGCAATTCCAGCTCCAGCGCAAACTTCGCGTATCCCGGGTTCTTCCGTACAAAATGGATCTCCGAGCAAAGCTCAGCCTGTGCCAGCCGCGTTTCACCGCTTCGTAACGTTCTGCTCAGGGTATGAAGCCCCGGTTGTCCGATCGCCGTCAGAAACGCGTCGATGTTATCGTCCAGATCAGCCCTGTCTATGCCCTTGATCCACATGGAAAGAACGACCTTCTTGCTATCAAAGCGTTTCTTGATCCATCGGTTCCCGTGCTGAAACGGCACCCGCAGATCGTTTCCCCGAAACTTGGGGATCCCGATCCCCTCGATGACGGCTTCCACGTCCCATTTGCCTCGCGCGCTGAGCGAGAATCCGTTGAATGTCCAATTCTCAGGCAAATCTCCTGCACCTCCTCTACGCCAATCCATACGAATGCTTCAGCAACGTCGTTCGGATGCTACCCGACGCCGGTTCTGGCTTGGGATTGTTGATCACGATCTCATATTTGTTTTCCACGTTCCCCGCCTGAGAAGATGTGCCTCGTTCATTGGGGCTGAATGGCGTTTTCGTGACAGCGGCAACGTCGAGATTCAGTCCTGCAAACTTGGTCGGGATCGCGCGTTTCATCTCCTCTTCAACAGATCGCATGGCGTCGGTGAAACCAACGCCTAGTCCGAGACCCATGTTCTCGCCGATCCCGGCAAACACGGTCGACGGGCTGTGGATGCCGAGCACGCTTTTCGCGCCGTTGATCACGCTGCGAAACAGGCTCCCGATCTTGTCCTGAATCCACTGACCCATGGACTGGATGCCCTGCCAAAGCCCCTGAACGATGTTCTTGCCGATGTTTACAACCGAAGCGATCGCTTTGGAGACACCATTCACAATCGAGGAAACAACCCTCGGCATATTCGAAGAAAGTTGCGGGATCGAGCCGACGATCCCCTGGATCAGTGCCCCGATCATCCGCACACCGGCAGAGAGGATCTTCGGCAGGTTTTCGATCAAACACTCGACGATCGCTACAATCAGTTGCGGCATTGCTTCGATCAACACGGGCAGGGCACCAATGATTCCTTCTATCAGGCCGAACAGAATCGACATGCCTGCTTCGATGACTTGGTCGATATTCTCCAGCAGCGAGGAGACGATCAGCACGACTGCTTGTACGATTGCGGGGATCAGTTGCGGCAGCGCTTGTCCGATTCCGCTGACCAGTGCGGTGATCATCTGCACCGCCGCACCCACCAGCAGCGGCAGATTATCGACAAGTGCCCAGATGATCGTCATAACGGCATCCACCGCGACCGGGATCAATTCGGGCAACAGGTTCAGTACCGTTCCAAGCAACTGCCGAAATAGCGACGCCGCCGTGCTCACCAGCGTGGGCAGGATCCCCGATACTTCGGATAGGATCGAATCCAATGCGTCCGGCAGCGCTTTGACGATATTCTCCAGTATCGGCGTGATGTTTGTCATAACGGTTCGAAACGCGTCGGTCATATTCCGCGTCAATGCCAGCGTATCCGCGTTTGCGTTACCGAGTCCCGCCACCCAAGATTGCGCTGCCGCTTTCAGCATCCCGATTGAACCGGTGATCGTTTGCGACGATTCGCGCGCAAAGTTTCCGGCATATTGTTCCGTGTTTTCAAAGAACATCTGCATGGCAACTTCAGCCTTTTGCGCCTGTGTTGCCGAGCTCCATGCAAAGTCCAACCCCTTTGCTACGGCATATGCCTGAATGCTCGTTGCGTTCATGGCGACGCCGAGGTTGTCCATCATGGTGAAGTTGCCTTTAGCAGCGCCGGTCACTGCTTCCAGTGCCATGGAGGTATCGATACCCATGACGGACGCCATGTCTGCCGCTCGCTGCATGGCTTTTTCGGTCAGCGCCAGACTCGTTTGCTGATCGACGCCGACGCCTTGAAACAGCGCGCCCATTTTATTGGCGGTGGCAAGATACTCGCTCTGCGATACGCCGAGGTTCTTGTATGCGTCCTCGCCGGTCTTCTGAATCGAAGCCGCATATTCGCCGAATACCGCCTCCGAGCCGCCGAGATTCTGCTCCAACGCACCAAACTGTTCGACTACCGCTTTCCCCAGTTGGAACACCGCAACGCCGGCGGCAGCCAGTACGGTACCCATAGCGGCACCTACCGTTCGCAGCACAGTGCCTAGCTTTTCAAACCGCTCTTTCGCCCGTTCCGAACGGTCCGCAGCGTCGTTGACCTCGTCACCGAATCGACCTGCCTGTTTCCCTGCGTCCTGGAACTCTTCTCCGACGCCGTCGATGGCTTTTTCGTTGCTCTTGAGCTCCCGCTCCATGTTGTTGAGCTCGGCCTGCGCGTTGTTGAGCTGTACCGTCCACTGCTGCGTTCTACGATCGTTCTCACCGAACGAATCCGAGGCGTTCTCCAGCGCGCGCCGCAGTAGTTCGATCTTCTCCTTCTGCTCCGCAATCTGCCGTGTCAGCACCTCGTTTCGGGAAGTGAGCGCGGTGACACTGCGATCCTGTTTATCGAACTGCGACTCAACCAGCTTCATCTCGGAGCCGAGCACTTTGAACTGCTGGTTGATATCCCGCAGTGCCGCCTTGAACTCCCGTTCGCCGTCGATTCCGATCTTCAGACCAAAATCGTCCGCCATGTGCTCGCCTCCCCCTCAAAAAAAGCGCAAAAAAAGAACGGCCCGTAGGTCGTTCCTTTGAAAATAACTTCTTGCTTTTTTCTAGACTATTTCTTGTTGAAGCAGCTGTAATGCTTCCCTGTATAATTCCACACGCTTACGATCTTCCTGTGTGATTGTTGTCAATCGCGTCAGATCGGAGTTATGCCTCAGATCTGTAATCTTGACTTTCACTGCGATTGGATCCGACATGAGTTTCTGAATGTACTCCAAATAAGGCACGGATTCGTCATGACACAGCAGCCTCAGCGCTTCAATTTGCCGTTCAGTAATCCCCCATTCTTGTAGATCGGACACTGTAATTTCCGTGTCTTCCAACACATCATGTAGCAGCGCGACGACGCACTCATCCTCTGTCTCCATGGATTCCGCGACGTGCAGCGGATGCATGATATATGGCAACCCGCCTTTATCATATTGGCCACGATGTGCATCCAACGCAAGCAGCGTGGCACGCTTTGTAGATGGCGTGTATATCATATGAATACCTTATGTTGATCGCTCAAAATCCAATTTAATATGCCTTTTTCGTGATTGCGATCACTTCGGCAACGACAACCAGCACCATTGCTGCAATTGTGGTAATCATAACAGCCGGATACATGCCGTTAAACCCCGTTGCAGAAACATGCTTGATAACGATCCCGGCATATGCCCACAAGATCACAAGCCCGTAGGGATAGTCCTTATTGCGTAAGATGGTAATGATGCCGATGATTGCGCCGACAGCAATGATAGCAGCCGCCCAAACGACTTGAGACAGCCCAAATCCATTCCAACCCACGCTCACCAAAAGCGTGGTCAAGTTCGCAATGGTAGCAACCGTGATCCAGCCAAAGTATATGCTAAAGGGCAACTTGACGAACACTTTTTCTTTCGTGCTCAGCGTTTCTTTTCGAATCGCACTGACGATGAGGGCAAGGCACACGAGGATCAGCAGCATGAGCACCATCGAAAGGGCGATGATCCGGTAATGCCAAGAGAAAATCCACACCGTATTCGCGATCGACGATATGGAGAAAATCACGCCGACTTTGTTCATGAGCGCATCGCTGATGTTCCTGTTCTTCTTAAAGAGCCCAAGTTGAAAGACGGTATACGCGGCAAGCAATAAATAGATGACGCCCCAAATCGCGAACGTAATGCCCGCGGGCGCAAACAGGTTCGGGTATGAGTCTGACACGGCGCCTGTACCAATACCATTGATTGGCAATATGTTAGCCAGCGCATTCACAACGACCATGAGAATAAAGGTTACAGCAGTCAAAGCTTGAATCGTCTTTTTCATGATTGTACCCCCTTTTTCCGTCATTATATCACACTTACACACTGTTTTCGCAGTGCATTGTTCCGCAATCACAATGACTTTCTTACAAGTGATATTTACAACATTTATCAGTGTGTTACAATACAAACAAGAACATCATTTCATCTTCCCCTGATCTATTATTCTAGGAGGAAAGCACATGAAACGGATTGTATCGATACTATTACTCATATCCCTCGTCATCTCATTTAGCGGGTGTTCGAACCAGCAGGTCGACATGGTTCAAGCACCGTCACCACAACAGCAGGAAGCGTCTATTGCGCCTGCTCCGGTTGAAACAGCCGCGCCAACGCCTACGCCGGAGCCGGCGCCGTACACGCCAATGGATCTATTCGGTATAGAGTTCAATCCTTACGCCGAGATGCAGCTGCCGGATATCTTCACGATTCTCTCGGCTTCCTTCAGCAAAGGCTCTGAAAAGATGGAGGGAAAAAGCCCCTTCCTACTGTCCATCTCTGCAGAAGGCAATATGTATGCGGCCGTTGCCTATATGGCTGACGTGTCGGGTCTTTCAGAGCAAGAGAAAAACGACCGCTTTGATGAGTATTCCAAGAACGGGTTCAGCGAGTTTTCCGCAAAAGACGGCAGTATCGTAACAATCTGGCAGCAGAAACCACACGACGAAAAGCACGAAAACGGGGCATGTCGCATCGAGTTGAAGTATTATGTGCCCGATAAAGATCTGGAAAAATACACCGACCTGATACGCGACAGTTACAACATGTCCGCCCTGGCCTCCGTCAAAGATTTCTTCAATATCGAGACAGACTTTGCAGAGTGCAGTATTGAAGTGAACCTGCAAATAAATGAAGCTGTCATTGGAGTGCAATACTATGTTGATGATGCCGAGGCAGCAAAACAGCGCATTGCCGAAATCCCACAAAGCGAGTGGAGAGAGTGGTACGGGCTTCCAGCTGTCGACATTCCTTATGGTCTGATTAAAAACACCCTTGTCTTCGACAACCGGTTTGGTGCCGCTATCTTAGTTTTGCAATCCAGCAACGAGCTCAATTCCCCGCTAAGCGATTACGTTGAGCCTGAATTTTCTCTGACAAAATTTGGGTTTGGTTTCGATTCTGCTGGAACGTGCGGTGTATATGAGCAGCACGATCCTCACTATATGAATGTCGCAATTCACAGACCGGAGTGGGGCAGCTTTAACGAAGACTGGAACATTGAATATTTGGATCAGGTTAACGGTTACGGGTTGCGGATCACATATCTTCTAAGCGAGGATAAATATCATATTTCCATAGACAGTAATACCGAAGGAGCCGCATTCGACTACTTTCCTGCCACGAAGGAGTATACCGGACAATACCCCGATCCGGATACGTTAACCCGTATGTTCAACGATGCCTTTGGTACACAAGGCGAGGATTTCTATGATAAACCCCTTGCTTATTTCGAGCAGTTGGTACAGGAACGTTTCGGCATGAGCATCGATGAACTTTATGCGCTGCCAAAGCAATAGCAACGCATAATACCGTTACAATATCATTTGATCGTTGACATCTACTGGCAGGAGCATGGCTTCTGCCAGTTTTCATATTCCAACAGGAATAACATCCTCGATTGAGTATTCCACTTTCGTTTTTGCCAGCCCATGAAACTGCTGATACACCTCCCACTGATCCAAAAGAGCGCCAAGCGGCATGAGCCAGACTTCGCGCTCCGGCCGACTCAGCAGAGTCACTCCGTAAAAGAGCAACCGGGCAAACGTTTCTTCATCGCTCACCCGGCAGGCGCGTTTTTTTCCGGTTGCGGTTCACTCTCGACAAATCGCTTGGTCCCGCGCAGCATGGAATCCATAATCGCGTCCTTGTAATCCGACAAATCCGTCGGCGTGGTAAGAAGCTCAATCGCTTCTTCCGTCAGCAGCTCTCGCTTATCCTCCGGATGCTGGAAGTTATGAATCAGGATGCTCTGGTTCGCCAGCAGCGCAATCAGCCAGATCAGTTCGTCCAAAGCGTTCTCGAAATTCTCCGCTTTCATGAGCTTATCACCGAGGCTCGCCAGTCCACCGTAGCGCTTTGCAATCTGTTTCGTAGCCCCAGTGGTCAGTACCAGTTCATATGTCTTGCCGCTAATCGAGATAGGTGTTGCGCGTTCACTTTCCATATGACATCTCCTTTACTCCACCGTCGCGGCAAACGTGGGTTCATATACGGCCGTATACCACCCGGTGATCGTTGCCGGTAATACGCTCGCGTCATCTTCATTGACTTCGGCTTTCCACGGATGCTTACCCTGTCCATCGATCTTATTGCGTCGGAAGATCGTTCCTTCGACCGTCGGCGTGTTGAAGCTTATGCTGTCGCCTCTCGTGGCAAGATTCGTTGCCGGAATGCCGAAAATCACGCGATAGAGCCAGAAGTACCGGTACTTGCCGTTGCTCTTCTTTGCTCGAAATCCAACAGCCACCGGCGATGGCATCCCTTCGCCCTGCGAGATCACCACGCCGTTATCATCGATCACCGCTCCAACCAGATCGCCGGCGACCGCAGCCCCGATGTCGTTGATTCCGAGCGAGAGTTTACCGCTCTTGAACTCCTTTACGACCTCTGCGGCTGCATCGTCGGCGAACAGCGTCGCTTCATTCAACTCGATCTCCAGATCCGCAGACATCGCCTTTGCCAGCATCTGCGGCGTGCCGTACGTTTCATCCCCGGCTGAGTCCTCCGTTATCTTGGAATAATACAGCCGGTCCAACCCCACTGTAGCCATTCAGTTTTCCTCCGTTTCTTTTGCGACGTCAATCGCAACGTGAAAATATCCCGTATCGTCTTCACGGCCTATGAATCGCCGATCAGTCACGATAAATCCCGCCGAGAGCAATGCTCGGACAAGCTGGTCTTTCTTTTTGGTATAGTTTCTCTTCGAAAAGAGCGACAACCGCGCTTCCTCGACATTCAGTCCGGGATAGTCGTCACAGTACAACGTGAAATGCTCCGAGATCGGGGTGATCACGACATACTCTTCCGGCGCTGTTCTGGCGAAGACGCCCGTCTCGACCGGAAGCCCTACGCTTTCCACGATCGTGTTTAATTCTTCCAGCATGCTCACTTCACTCCCAGCTCTCCCTTCAGCACGTTCTGCATAGCCTCGATACAGGGTTTTCTGCTGGAAGCCCGTGTCGGCTTTAGAATCGGCTTCGGCGGTTGACCATGCTTTCCATATTCCAGAATGTTTGCCAGCATGGCGTTGCTCACGCTCCGGCTCTCGGAAAATCCTACCTTGACATCAAAGTTACCCTCGTCGTTCACCTTGACCGGCGATACGCCAAGCGCCGTGAGCAGTCTGCCGGTCGAACGGGATTGATACTTCGTATTCCTGCCGATTACGCTGCTCAGGTTACTCTTCATTTTCTCGAATACAACCTTGCCGCCAGCCTCCAGCGCCTTCGGAATAGCAACATCTGTTTTCGCAGAAATCTTCGTCAACTGGTCCATGAATGCCGTTGGAAGCTGTATCGACACCTTAGCCATGCGACGCCTCCAATCTCTTTGCCAACACCTCGAGGTACATCTTTTTTCCCTTTACATCCTCAACGGACGTGATTTCGAACCGTTCACCATCGCACAGAACTACCTGCTCCGTGGTCAAGGTCAGCCCGGGAATCGTCCGAAAGCGGAAGAGATCGGTTGCCTCCGAGAATGCGGCGCGGTTGACCCATTTCTGGGAACCGTGCCGCCCTTCCCGGTATGCCTGTACGGACGCGACGATCGTATCCGTTTTTGTCGCAAATCCTTCCGCGTCCTTACCGACTGTTTCTTCAACAATCGAGATGCGCACGTTCATTTTGCCAAAGCTCACGAACCCACCTTCCAATCCCGATCGAGTCGGAGCAGTGTATTCACCGTGTTCCACACCTGCTGACCAGCCTGTACGTTGTCCGCGAAGAATCCGCCCGTGCTGCCGTCCCGGCTTTCATAAAAATGGGAGGCCAACATGATTACTGCCGCCTCGGTTGCGGGAGGCATAGCTGCCGCTTCATATGTCCCGGCGGTCAGGTGCTGATAGCTTTCCGCGTAAGAAACAGCAGCGTCGATCAAGCGATGTAGCAGTTCGTCATCTGCGTCATGCTCGAGGATCAGGTTCGCTTTGACCTTCTCCAGCAACGTACTCATATCGTTATGCGTCCGCCGCCATGATCCCGGCCGCCTTCAGCGCAGCAAGCAGCGTATTGAAATCTACAGTCAGCGCGGCAATGTCTGCCGCGACGCTCGCAGCCTGGTTGGCGGCGATACGGACGACACCGGAACTGTCCGCCGCAGCGGAGGGAAGCCCCGTCACCGAAGCTCCCTCCTGAATCTCCAGCGTGCCACCGATCACCAGTCGATCGCCGCCATCCGTCGCGTAGTTCTTACAGTTGCGGGTCACGTCGCCCACAGGAGTATCCACGATTTCCATGTATACCCTCCATTACGCCTTCTGCTGCAGGACCTTGATCGCTTCCGGCAGGATGAGCTTGCCGTCGAGACGCTGGGACGCGAGGAAGCCTACCTGGCCGGTGGTCGCGTACAGCTCGTTTAGGCGCTTAAACGTGCGGCCCTGACGGTCGGCGATCCAGTAATAGGAGAAATCACCAAATGCGATGGACTTATTCCCCGCCGCGACGGAGGGCATGAACTCACTCGTCACGATGCGGTGGCCGAGAATCGTATCCGGCGCGTTTTCCGTGATGCCCGGTCGCCAGAGATACTGACCGTCGCCGTCCTTCAGCTTGCGCAGCAGCTTCACGGTCGTGTCGTTGAGCACGAAAACCGCACCCTTGCGGTACGGTGCGCGGAGCGAGTACACGAGGTCGATCAGCTCGTCGCCCGTGATCGCGGAAACGCCCGCCGTGGTCACGCCAACTTCCGCGCCTCCGGTGGCATTGAGGATACCGATGGGCTTACTTACGCCATTACCGTTGAGGAACGCGTCCTCTTCCTTGTCGCCGATGCGCTTGCCGAACTGCTCCGACACATATCCTTCGATGTCGAAGATGCTGTCCGATAGCAATTCCTCCGACACCTTGATCATGGTCGCGAGCTTATACGCGCCAAGGACGACCTGCGAGAAGGAATCGTCCGAGAGGGGATAGGTGCCCTCTTCATCGACCCAGTCGGCGGAGCCTTTTGACGCAACCACCGGAATCTTCCGATCTCCGTAGCTGGTCTGAATCACGTGGCAAAGCGGACGCAGCACATTCGCTTCCGTCAGCTTCTGCACCAGCGTCTTTTCGAACTCATCCGGTACAAGATAGCCGCCCTCGCTGTCGGTGCCTTCGACCAGGGAGTTGAGAATCTCCGGTCGCGGATTCTTCGAGCGGATCGCGTTCCAGAACGCCTTCTTATACTCGGCGGTTGCGCGGCCAGTCTTTTGCTCCGCATTGGTTTGCGCAGGTTTGCTGGTCAGCGGGTCGGCGGTGGGCTTGTTGAGCTCCGCGTCCAACGCCGCCTGGCGTTCAAGACGTTCAACCTCTCTACCGAGCGCGACGACCTCGGCCTCCATCTTTTCATATGCGCTTGCGTCCTCGGCGGAGAGCAGTCCATCCGTTCCGCGCTTGACGTCCAGAAACGCCTTTGCGGCATCCCATTTCTTCGCGCGGTTCTCGCGCAGCTGTAGAATCGTATTCATTCATTTCCTCCTTAGTGTGAAATCAAAGAGAGCCGCTGATAAAGCGGCTCCACGGGGTATCTCGATTCGGTTGCTTGGGCAACGAGGGCCTCCTCCATAGCAGGTGGTTTACTTGCCTGTTTTCGTTGCACCTTGTTGAGCAGCGAGTTCGTGACCGCGCGACGCGAGAAGCTGAACACAGCATCATCGTGCTTCGCTTGTTTCTTCTCGTCCTCCAGCACACCGTCCGCAAAACCAAGCTCAATCGCTTTATTCGCGTTCATCCACGTTTCCGCATCCATGAGGTGCGCGAGCTTCGCGCGGGACATGCCCGTTTTCAGCTCATATGCGTTGATGATGCTCTCCTTGACCTCGTCTAGCATGGCGATGGCTTTCTGCATCTCTTCGCTGTCGCCAATCGCAACTGTCAGCGGATTGTGAATCATGAGCAAGCTCGTCGGGGCCATGAGCACCTCTGTACCCGCCATAGCGATGACCGACGCAGCGCTCGCCGCGATGCCGTCGATCTTGACCGTGATATGCCCTTTATAATCCATGAGCATGGTGTAAATCTGGCTCGCCGCCACGCAGTCGCCGCCCGGACTATTGATCCAAACAACAACGTCACCCGTTCCGGCGTTCAGTTCGTCCCTGAACATCATCGGGGTGACGTCGTCTTCAAACCAGCTCTCTTCGGCAATCGTGCCGTTCAATGTCAATGTTCGGGTGCCGTCCTCGTTTCGCACCCAGTTCCAGAATTGCTTTTTCAAGCGGAATCCTCCTTTTTTGTTGCGTTTGCAAACACCCCCGCATCCTCCAGCTTCGTCATGGCCCCGTTAATCAGGTACAGATCGCCGCCCAAATCAGGTGAAATGCGATCGAGGTTCTCGAGTTCGCGGATGTCGTTCGCGCTCATCCAGCCGTTCTGTCGTGCGGTGGCATACCCAGTCATTCGCGAGGCGTAGTCGCCACGTAACAGCCCGTCCACATTGAACTTAATGAAGTACGTCGGCTTCTCGCTTTCGCTGAACAGTACCCGACACATGCTCTGTTCCCAGCGCACAACCCAGGGATCGAGTGTATATTTCACGAATTCCAGCGACTGCTGTTCGATGTTACTGAACGACGATTTCTCCAAGTCCGCCAGCATATGCGGCGGCACGCGGAAGATGCGCGCGATCTCATTGATCTGGAACTTGCGCGTTTCCAGAAATTGCGCCTGCTCCGGCGCGATCCCGATGGGCGTATACTTCATGCCTTCTTCGAGCACCGCGATTTTGTGTGCGTTCGCGCTGCCTTGATATGCCGAGTTCCAGCTTTCCTTGACCCGCTGCGGATCTTTGATCGTGCCGGGGTGTTCCAGTACGCCGGACGGTGCCGCGCCGTTGGCGAAGAACTTTGCGCCATACTCCTCTGTTGCAATTGCTAGTCCGATCGCATTCTTCGCCATGGCGATTGGGCTGTAACCGATCAGGCCGTCGAACCCGAGTCCGGGAATGTGCAGTACGTCCGAAGGAGAAAGTGTCACCCAGATTGATTTGCCCAATGTTGCGGGATCTTCTACACTCCTTTGGTACGAATAAAAAAGCCGGCCGGTTTGATCACGGTCGACTGTCATTTTATTCGGCATGAGCGGGTAGAGTGCGATCACCTCGCCTCTGGCGTTTCGAATGATCTGCGCGTAGGCGTTGCCCCACAAGAGCAGGTGGCTCATGAGCGTTTCCCGAAACGCGAAGCTCGTCATCTCGGGGTTTGGTTCATCGTGCAGCAGTCGGTAAAGGGGATGTTTAAACGCTTTCTCTTTCCCACCTCTGTCATTGTACCGGTAGACGTTCAGCGGCAAGCCTGCTACGGTCTCGGACAAAATCCTCACGCAGGAGTACACCGCCGTCATCTGCATGGCGGTCGTTTCGTTCACCGGTTTCCCGCTCGACGTACCGCCGAAGAAGAAACTGTAGCGGCTACCATTGAGGGAGTCTTTCGGCTTGTCACGCGAGTGGAAGATTGCTCGAAGTGGATTCAT